CTTTTTATTCGCAACCGGGTCTCCAACCATAGTTCCGTCCATTGTACGGCCCGTGTCGGAAGTCCATATGATCTCATCATTAACAGAAATGGAGACGGGTGCCGGCAGCACCACGCCTCCTGATCTTAAAATATCTGCCATTTATGTCACCTCTACCGGATTTTGGCGGTACTTTGCATTTTCCAGTGCCCTGTCAAGCGCCCTGGCCAAAAGTTCACCATCCACAAAGAATCCCATCTTCCCAACGGCAGCGATGAACCTGGTCACTGCACTGTTGACGATGGCTTCCACATCTGCCTTAGATAACCCGCTGCCGCCCGCGGCCCTGACCGCTTCATTGACCATAGCCTGCAGTTTGTCTTCCGGCGCCACTATCTCACCGTAATGGCGGTTATCGCCTATCATAGCAAGCTGTGGGGTGTTAGCTTTCACAAAACCGCCTTGTGCCAGTTTTGGTATCTGCGGCACTTTGATGGACGGGAGCCAGCCAAAAGGCTTCAGTCCCATGATATCAACCTTTTTTAGCCTTTTAAGAGCTGAGTTTAATCCATCAAAAGGTAGTTTGATAACTTTGTTGATCCCGCTGATCAAGGCATTCACGACTGATTTCAGACCATTTAAGATGCCGTCCTTGATACCGTCGAATACTTTTCCTCCAGACGAAAAAACATCCTTTACAGCTTTCCATGCTGCTGAAAACTTATCCCTGAACCAATCCGCCACATTGGAAAAAGTATTTTTGATGCCACTCCAAATACCCGAAAAGAAATTCCCAACACTGGAGAATGCGCTTTTAATCCCGTCAGATGCAGATGTAAATTTCTGCTTAAACCAGGAACCCACACTTTTAAAGGTATCAGCAATACCAGACCATAGCCGTAAGAAGAACTCTCCAATCTTTTTCGTTACGGAATCGAACCAGTCTCTAATTCCACCCCATATCTCAATAGCTTTAGCACTTATTTCATCCCAATGTCTATATAAGAGAACTCCTATTGCAATTAAAGCACCTATTATTAAGATAATCGGGTTAAATCCTGCAAGCAATTTGACCAGCGCGTTTTTTAAACCTCCCGCTTTCATAATTGCCAAAGTCATATTAGTTGCAAATTTCCCAACAAACTCATTTAATCCTGATATTAGCTTTCCGAATTTCCATGCTGCAAAAAAAGAACCAATGACCAGGGTAATATCCTGTACATCTTGTGGGTGTTCTTTACACCAGTCGCTGAACTTCTGCAGCGCCCCGTTAATCTTGTCCCATACAGACAAAAAGATACCTCCGGCCCAACTTGCAAGCGGCTGCAATACAGTATCCCAAAACCACTGAAATAACGGCTGCAATGCCTCCAGGATATGGTTAAATGCCTCTATCGCTATGGACAGTGTGTCCAGAAAACGCGGTACTACCTCATTGGCTGTCCATACTCCCAACGGCACTAACACGTTTTGCCAAAACCACAGCAACCCTTCCCCTACATTGATGGCGAACGGTGCCAATGCATCCCACAGCCCACGCAGTGCCTCGTTGATATCATCAAATTTAATGGCCATCAGACCTTCATTCAAAGCATCAACAAATCCAGGGATACCTGTCTGGAAAAGCCAACTAGCCACTTTCCCTAGAAAACCACTAAAAAAGTCTCCCAGAGCTGTCTGTGTGAATTTCCCGAGCTGTTGTAGTCCTTCGTTCCAAAGCCGTTTAAAGGAATCAATGGTTGGCTGTATGTTCCTTTGGATATTTTGGAACATTTTTTGGAATTTGGAATCTAGCTCATCAATTACTGTGTCCCCTTCAGCCAGATTTCCATAATTGATATCCATGCCTTTTATTGGGATGTTCTCTGCTCCTCCAGTAAGCGAAGCATTTTTATCCTGTAGCTTATTGATCTTATCAAAGCCCATCAGGCTTCTGGATGCCTTCTCCGCTGCCTTTCCTATGCCATCCGTGGAATCTGTCAGGGAATCGGCTGCACCCGCAGCCGCCGACAAGTCAGACGCTGTATCCTTAAAGCCAGAACCGGCCTCCACCTTCTTTCCGGTCAGCATTTCTGTGAAGCTCTTAAATGCCGTGGCTACAGTCATCAATTTGGCCAGAAGCTGATTCAACAGCTTCAAAGCGGGCGTCAATACATTTATGAGCCCCTGGCCCAGCGTAGCCTTTAAGCTGTCAAATTGCAACTTTAGGACACGGACCTGATTTGCCCAGCTATCCGCAGTCCGTGTAAAATCCCCGGACGCTGCTGTCAGTTGAGACTGCACAAACTGATACCGCAGAGCCACTTTCTCGGCTTCGCTCATGGCCTGTGTGGTCTTGCCCCACCCATTGGCCATTGCATAGGCGTCCAGGGCATTCTGGGTCATGACAATTCCCAAATCCTTTAATGTCTCAGTCTCACCTGTAAATACGGATTTAAGTTTTGTATACGCTTCATCCTGGCTGATATTGTAAAAGGACGCCACGTCCCCAGCCAGACCCGTCAGAGTAGTCCCCATGTCATAGGCCTGCTTCTCGGAAAAGCCAAATGCCTTGGCCATAGCCCCGAAGGTACCGGTAAACCTTTTTGCCATTGTTTCGGATAAGCCGAAGCTGGCTGCCGCATTCTTGGCGAAAGAATCTACCTGCGCTGTCATAGACGGGAAGGTGACGTCAACGACGTTCTGGACCTCTGCCAAATCCGAACCAAGTTCAATACAGGACTTACCAAAATCCACAAGTTGTTTGACTGCGAAGGCAGACGCAAGGGCTACACCTGCCTTTTTTGCCAGGTTTGTGATACCTGACATCTGTTTCTCAAATTGATTTTTATTGACCACCAGGTCAAGCCCGATCTGGCCTACACTCTGTGCCATTTACCCTTGCTCACCTCCCGCTGCATAAATAAGAGCCTGCTTCATGGATTCCAGAAATCCCTCCATATTCTCTTGAGACATGGCTTTTGCCCTACGTGTCCGCCATTCCATTCTGATGCGCCTCTGCTCCGGGCTAAAATACTCCAAAATTTCCGGGTCATCTTCGGCTCTGATAGACACAATCCGGCCAAGCGGTGTATCAGGTCCCAGACCAGACAGCATGTCTTTAAATTCATCCCACTTCATTTGATTCAGCTCCCGGGATAAGCGTAACCCGTACTGCGTCTGAAAAGATGATATGATAAGTCCAAAATCATCTATCAAGTCGTAGTACGGGTCATCACTCTCCCGATTCTTCCTCGCCGGTGATCAGGCCGATGGCCGAAAAGACTAACGTCTGGAAGTCCGAAAACTGCAGTTTCATCTTGTCAATTTTTTTACGGTCTGCTTCGCTGAAGATCAGCTCATACATTTTTACTACATCACTGGGCTGCACGTTGTCACCATCTCCCAGGATTCCCATAATCTTCATGACAGTGGTAGCGTCTGCATTTACCTCCAATTCCTTGCCCTTAATGACCAGTTTAGGATTCTCGTCAAAAGCCAGTTTGTCTGTAATGTCAATAGTCTTTGCCATTATGCGTCACCTCCTGATGGTAATGTTATCGTTGGTTTCCCATTGCTCATCACATCAAATTCCAGCGGTCCAACCTCAGTGGATTTACCGGCTCCCGTATTTGTGATGTTATAAACTGCAGCATCCCAGGAGATAATCGTCCCATCCGGGAATGTCCAGCCGAAATAACCTTCCGCGTCCCGCCCATTCTTAAAAGTCTTATTAAATACATAGTCATTTCCGGTATCCCCGATATTTCTTTTCCCGGATACAGAAATGGTGATGCTCTTCGCTGTTGCCAGCCTGCGCGCCCATCCTTCTGTATCGAAGGGGTACCATTCTTCTACGCCATTGTCAAATTTTACAGAAAAAGTTTCCATATCCGCAATAGAGGTTGCCCCTTCTTTGGCATCCCCTACCTGGAACTGATTTTTATAACAAGGATATACTCCTGTCTTTCCTGCCATTTTTCTACCTACCTTTCATAATGCAATGTCAGCCAGATCACACGCTCATACACGCCGTTATCATCCGTTCCCACGTCAATGGGTTCCGGTACATCCAACTGCAGGTAATCCACGTGTTTTTCGGCAATCTCCAAATCTGTTACATGTAAAAGCTTGTCATACAGGGCCTGGGCTGCCTCCTCTGTCTCATTGGCATATTTATCCCAATGGATTAAGATAGATACAGCTTTACTGGCCGTCTTTGTGCAATCCAGTCCGCCCAGGGCTATATTTGCGCCGCCAGAAATCTGACGCTGATAGACACCTATAGACCGCTCTTTCTTATTTTCCAGCTTGCCTATATAAAAGTGGTCTCCCACTCCCAGCGTCTTGATCCAGTCCTTGATATCTGCCAATTCCATACTCACACCCCCGTAATCCTTTTATATATCTGCTTATATGCCTTCTGGCAGTCCTCGTCCTTACTTCCTCCAGGCATCCAGTCTTTGAACCATTCACCACGTGCATGAGGGTTTTCTTTCGTTTGGAAATTATACTCTGGGTGGTAATACAGACGCCTGGCATAGGGTTGTGTAGACACAATGGAGACTTTCCCGGACTTACTTTCCGAATAATCTGCAAAAGTGCTGTCATTCTGGAGCGTACCTTTGTCAAACGGCATCACCTGAGCCTGTACCACCTCTGTATGCAGGTACTCTGCCGTTTGCTCAAGGGCTGTTACCTGTGCGTCTGTAAGAGCCTGTATACGGCCCCAGTCCATCTTAATGATTGAGTTTACATTGATCATACAATATCCAACCTCGTGTAATTTACGCTGCCATCCGGATTCCTGGCTTTCATCCCCTGCAGGATATTACGTTCTTCACCAAATACTGTGACAGTTCCTCCAGAGATGACAGCCACTCCTGGAGCAACGTCTCCCCGAAAGAGAGCTGTCCCGGAAAGCTGTACATATTTCTGCTCTTTGTCAATGACCGTCTTTGCGCTGTCCTGATAATTACAGCGCAAGTCATCCTCAAAATCCACCTCCGGGCCGCCGTTCTCATTCAGACCCTCGCTGTATATAGTCACATGGATGCCTGTCGTACAAGCCCATTCAGGCACCAAACATGGGTACATAGGCATCACCTCAACAATCTGCAGCACAGTCCCGTCTGGCATAGCTGCTCATAGACGTCACGCCGCATGGGGATGCCCTTGTTCGTTGTTACGTTCCAGGATTCCCCAAACTGCATGGACACCCCATTGATACTGTATCCTTGCAGGATCATGTCGAAGATTTCCCGGTTCTGATACTCAAAGTCTGCCTGCATACAGCACACTTCTTGCACAATCTCCTGCTGAAATGATGTCAACTCAGAAAATCCCTGGCCCACAATACGATTGTAGGTCAGGGAATCAATATGCCTGGACGCCTGTTTCAAATACCGTTCCCGGTCAGTATCTGACAGCAAACTGCCATTGTAGATATCCGTGTAATACGCAGAGTCTGCATATGGGGTGTACATATCACTCACCGGCTTTCTTTCCTGCTGGTTTCTTTTTAGACACGGGAGCCTGCTCCGGATCTATGTCCTCATCTTCAACAATGGGAAGTTCCGGTTCTGGAATTTCCATAGGCTCTTCTACCCGATATCCGTGGATTTTAAACCACTCGATGATACGGGGAGTATCTGTCTCTCCTACTCCGTTGCAAAAAGAAACACCGGCACTCATACCGGTGTACTCTTTGTTTGGTGCATAAATCTTTGCCATTTTCTGCGCCTCCTTATTTTACTTTGATATTTCGGAATGCGCCCGCCGCTTTTGTTGCTTTCAGGGCGATTGCCGCATTCATTTCTACCTCACCTGTCTTTACTGCTCCAGCAGTGGTGAAATCTGGCAGCCAAGTCTGTACCGGCGCAACTCCTGCAAAGGATACACCATGCAGGCCGTCAAGTCCAAGGCGGGCGACATACAGGGAAGTGGTTCCTTTATCTGCATCTGTTGCAACTACATCGTTATTGCTGCCCGGTTTTGCTCCCAGGTCCACAAACGGGATGTTTCCATAGGACTCCACCTGGGTTCCCCAGTCAGTCTTTGTGGTCTGATACATGGCCGCTCTTCTTGCACAGGCACGAAGTTTAGAAATCAGTTTCGTGTTCCCGGCAATAAAGGAAGGTGTGCCGTCCAAAGACTGCAGGAACTCATCCAGCATATCCAGGAAATACTGGTAGTTCTCTGTAATCATCTGGGATGTGGAAAGGTCGATCACGGTACTTCCGGTATTATACTCTGTGGAACTTCCCACCAGAGCTTTTTCCAGGCCGTCAAATGCATTTGTATCTACAGCGCTGTCACCGTTGATGAAGGTGTCGTTAAACAGCGCCTGTGCCGCTTTAATCTTCTGGGACTGCTGTAACTCCACTTCAGATACAATACCGCCCATATTGGCAATTACACGGTCAATCCGGTAGGAACCACCAAATACCTTGATGTCTACTGAGTGACGTTCCTTTTCCACCTCACTGGGTGTATATTCCGTGTTGACGGCACGGAACTGTGCTGTAGGCTGTGTTTTCAGCCTAGTATAACTATAGGTTGGGGTTGCCCCTCCGCCCGTGGGTGATACAGCATCATCAAATGTGATGTGGTCCAGGATCCAGTTTGATTTCCTGAACTCATCAATAACTCCCATCTGCAGGTCATCCTGCACGTTCTTTCTTGCTTCTTCCAATGTTACTGCCATAAAATGCTACCTCCTATTCTTTTACCTGTCCCACCTGGGACTGTATCTTTGCTGCAATGGCATCTTTCATACTGACTTTTCCATCTCCCGATACCTGACCAGGAGTAACAACAGCACCAACCTTAAAACCCGGTGCCGGATTCTGGATCTGGGCTTTTGGCGGCTCCTTAAACAGGAATGCTTTGCTTTCTTTTAATGTTTTTACCTGTTCATCCAGTCCAGTCACTTTTCCATCATCCCCCAGGAGCAGCTTTGTCTTATCGACTAGGCCTGCCACAAGGTCACAGTCCTGTGCCGAATCTGCAATAGCCAGTTTAATAGCAGATGTAAGTTGCATATCTTTCAGCTTCTCCTGATACTCCGTGTCTTTCTGCTGGTTCTGGGCCTGCAGTTCAGCAATCTGCTGTTTCAGGGTTTCATTGTCCCCTGCAGAGGTTTTCAGCGCCTCCAACTGCGTTTTATAATCATTCGCAGAGGTTTCAAGCTGTTTCTTCGCCTCATTCACCTCGTCAAATCTTGTCTTCGGCACATAACCGGACAACTCCTTCTTAGATTCCTCAGCAGCTTTCTCTGCCAGCTTTTCATCAATACCTAATGCAACAAATTCTTCTTTCTTCATTTTCCTATTTCCTTTCAAAACATTATTTTTTCGTGGTTCAGTCCACGCACATTGTCTTTGTAGTTTACGCCCAAAATACCAAAATGGCGGCATAAAAATAAGACGCATCACCCCGCGTCTCATGGGGAGATAATCGGATCACCTCCTCCCTATCTTCCTTTGCCTTTCTTTCCGCCTTTTCCTTTGCAAGCCATGCTTCTCACCTCCTTCGTTGCGCCGGCGCAATAAAAATACCACCTGCCATTTCTGACTGGTGGTATCAATCTGATTTATAATTTTCAATTATTTCCCTGAGGTGTTCTTTCCATTCCTCCAGCGTATACGGGCCATTAATGTGAAATGCAATGTCACTGAGTTCTCCTGTTATGGCATATACCTGTTTACGCAAGTCCTGAAGCTCTTCATCATTCTTACATTTTTCTATAAATTCTTTACTTACCATATCGTTTACTCCTTAACAAAAGACTGGATAAAAGTCTTATACAAATCTGGGAATTCCGTTTTTATAAAATCTACAGCCGCATCATCACCTTGGTATAAAAGCGAAAACATATCAGCAAAGACTTCCAATTCCGTATAGCCTGGCAACCCTATGTATTCAGGGTCATGGGTAAAGAATCCAGATACTTTGTTATCAGTAATGCATCCGAATATATCGCTTATAAGGCTATTATACTCCAGTTTTCCACCGGGTTCAAATAATTTCTTATAATCTTCTGCCTTATCCATAATTGATTTTTCTGCGTTCTGTATCGCTTCCGAAAATTCAACCAACATCGGACTGCCAATTTCATTTTGATCAATCCTATGCGCTATTTCATGGATCATAGTTTCCTGGTAATCATATACCTCATACATGGGGTGGTTTGGATTTACGGTAACTATATCCCTATCCGGATCATAAGCAAAGGCATCAGTGGCTCCTAAATTCACTTCCACAAAATCATCTTGTGTATACTGCTCCACCAAATCAACCATTTTCTGTGGCGCATCAAGTCTATGGTCTTTGATCTTATCATCTACAGTAAATCTTCCAAGGATTTTATCTTTCCAATCAGCAGCCTTTCTCTTATATTCTTTTCGATTGTCCTTGTCTAAAGAATACTTTGCCAACCGACCATATTTCTCGGCTTGCCTTGCCGCATACTGCTGTTTTGCCTCCTGGCGGCTCTTGCTCTCAATCTCTGCCAATTCTTTTTTTGAGAATTTATTATCTGGCGGTGTGCTGATGCCTGGAAAGTATGTGGTGTGGCTGTCTTTGCACCGTGGATGGTACAGTCCTGCCGATATGGCGGAACTCATAAGAGGATAATCTCCATCCGCCTTACTACCGCCGCTCCAAACATCATCAATCAGCACCTTGCCCACAAAAGGCAGGCATTTAGGACATGGATTGCCGCGCTTATTCATGATGACCAAATGTAGTCCCCATTCCTGGCGCTTAACACCCTCTCCCTGCAGGTACGCCCGCTTACTTGCCGTCCTGATCGCCATATCAGCATAATCAGACAGCGTGTGCCTGGCTCCATTGGCGTACTCAACACAGTTCAGCCCGGCAGACAGCATATCTTTTGTAGCCATATCCACGGCCTTCTCATAAGTACCAGCCCCGGTATTCGCGTATACCTGGGCGTTATAGATAACTTTGCGATACTGGTCATTTGCCATACGCAAGACTGCTGTCTCGGCTTTCTGCATATCATTCGTGGTGGCTTGGATTAGTGCATCCAGTTTCCGGTCATTGATTTTGAAAAACTCTCCGGTTTCCCTCGCCAGGCCGCGCCCCCTATATTTTTCCAATAGGAGTGATGCCTTCTGGCGGAAGGTCTTCCCATCCATTTCTTCCAGCAAATCAAGCATTTTCTGGGGCATATGAGGAAACTTGTACCCACGCTGCATAGCCTGCAGTATTTTAATCTCCTGGTCCATACCGCCCTGCACATGGGATGCATAGATCAATGATTCAATCTCTTTGTTTATGTCCTTAAACTGTCCCTGAAAACGCTTTTTATTCTGCCTTTTGTACTTCTCCAAAGATTTTAGCTGCAAGGCCTGCCACTGTTCCCAGTGCATCCCCTCCGCGCCTTCCCAGGCTCGGTGACGCTTCATATTACGGACCATAGAGGCCATTAACTCATCTTCAATGGCCTGGAATGCAAGGCCGATATCATATTCATCATTAATCTTTCTTGCCATTGGCCATCACCTTGAATCCCTGTGCTCTAAATTGTCTGATCAGCGCTTTAAGCTGTGTGGTACTCTTGCAGTGATCATGCCGAAGTTCTGCATAATCAGCTCTTTCCAGAGCGTACACGCCCAATGGGATCTGTTCCCTGGCTATTTCCAACAGTCCTTGGTACTCCTTCCGGGACATTAAATATGTTCTCTGCCCCACTTTTACCTTCATCCAACACACCTCCGATCTCGAAGCCGCCTGCTTCCTGCCTAATCCCCGGTTCTTCCAAATCAGCAATACCCTGTTCAGCTTTTAGGCGTTTTACCTCTTCGGCCTTCCAGTCTTCGTCTTTCCTGTCTCCCCAGAGGGCATCAACCTTAGTCTCTGTGGACATCAGGTTACTTTGAGAGGCTTCACCGACCGTTTTAACTGTCTGCTCAAAGGTTGGAGATCCATACTCCCCAAACTCAATAACAGCCTCATATTCTCCCGGATTCCGACCATACAGCAGGTCATTTGCCTGCATAACAACCGTGATTAGCTGCGGGATGTCTTCCGTCAGGGCGTCTACAATCTTTCCCCTGGTATACAACGTAGCTTTTTCCTTTTCCCTCTGGCTTTCGGCATTATCTGTCTTTTTCAGATCAATCCCCAGGGTGGCCGGGGAGATTATCCCCTGCAGACACATATCAAGATTACTGGAATAGGTCTCCACATAAGCCGAATAGTTGATCACTGGCTGCACCACTTCTATCTTGTCACTATCCCCATTTTCGCTCATGGTACTTTTGACTTTGATAAATTTATTATCATAGGGGTTTGGTATGAGCAGATCACCATGTAGTGCATCACGTGGTATCATGTCAGCGGGTATATATTTGTTTACACGGCCATCCCGGATAGCATCAACCCACTGGCTGATAGTCTCGTCCAGGGCGTCGAAACTGTCAGATTTTCCGTCATAGATACTGCGGCCACGGCCTGCGAACTTTGGTGATTTAAAATAAGTCATGGGAACACCCAGTATAAAGTCACCTGGGAAAGTAACATCTGTCAATCCCTTTGTCTCATCCAAAGTTGACAGTGCAACTTCTTTATCACTTTCATCAAACAACTTGTTCCTGATGTATCCCCTGCCATATATGCAGCGTAGCTTATAGGTCTTCTGGCCATTTTCATAAAAGGTGTTGAACCAGATTTCCTTCAGCCGCCCATTTTCCCGGTAATACTCCACATTCTCGCCACTGTAATATTCGATCAGTGGATACTTAGATATGTCTGTATTGATGGACACCCGAAAAGCTCCGTCACCAGTTACCAGCGTCTCCACTATGGCGCTTGCAAGGATATCGTCAAAATCATTTTCTTTTGCGATATCTTCCCAGACTTTTGTATCTCCCTCTTTTTGCTTACTGTCATTGACTGTAATACTATCAATGTCAGACACCACGATATCAGACAGACGCTCTGCCATGATCGCTGGTAACCCGCTGTGAAATTTGCGGACATATCCATAACTGGGGACCGCAGCCCAGAACCGGGATCTTGAGACATCATCCACGGCACTGGCCTTGAAGAACTGATCAAGTTCGCTTGGATCACCCCGGTACCATATCCTGTTTTTCATAACATTCCCGCCATAAGACAGTGGCTCCTTAATGACGATCTGCCGGTCCCTGGCAGGCTGTATTTTAAGCATTTTCGCAATCATATTTCTTAACCATCCCATTTCTTACGCTCCCAACTTATACATTGTTTCGGCAACACCCGTAGTGCAGTCTTGGGCGTCATCATGCTTGTTTTCCCCGTCTCTCTGATAACGTATCATGGACTTATAGTATTCAGGCCATTTATGCTTCCAGTTCTGCGGATATAGCACATGAGCCATTACCCAGGTAGCGTTGGAGAGAATACGGGCTTTCTTGTTCTTGGACTGGTGGAACCAACGGATCACTGTTTCCGGATTCCGCAATTTTTCTTCTGATATCCGTTTCACGTTCCTTGCGAATCCCGAACCACCATTGTTGCTCTCAATCCTTGCCAGATTCACCTTCCACTCATGGAACCGCCTTGCGACCTCCGGCTCTGTAATCTCCATACCTGCCTGTGTGTAATAGACATCCAGCACATAAGCCTCCCGCATATATACGCCCCAGATGATAGTGCACAGGTAATCAGCGCCCTCATCGGCGGTATCTGTATAACTGTAGATACCCTCAAACAGACTGTTGCCCTGTCCATCCACCGGCAGCCTGTCATAAGTCTTAAAGCTGGTGTACAACCGGCCTTTCAGGTCGATCGGCTCCTGCTGATAGTTGGCAGAGGCAATATCCTCACCCATAGCCGCTACTTTGTCCTGATATGATTCATAAGACAGGATTTCTGGGCACAACATTTTATGTGTGTCCTTGTCCAGCAGCGCTTTCATGGTAATATGCCGAACCTTTGCCCCACGTTCCTGGTAATGCTCCAGGGCGCGGCCTGCAAGGTCATCCGATGCCCACCGGGTCATAATTATGATGATCTTACCGCCTTCCTCCAGACGGGACAGCATAGTATCTGTAAACCAGGACCAGTGCTTTTCCTTTATGGTCTCGTTATGTGCCTCATCTGCTGTCTTGATCAGGTCATCTATGATCATGATATCAGCGCCAAACCCGGTTGATGTACCAGTCGGAGATGTTGCCAGATAGTTATTATATCCTCCCTCCAGGCTCCATAGATTCATGGCCCCGTCACCGCGCTTGATACGTGTGCCGGGGAATACATCGGAAAACACAGGCTTGTATATGTCTGCCTTCTGCTCCTGAATGGAATTACGCACATTTTTTGAAAAAGTGGTTGATAATGTCTCATTGTAGGATCCTGTCATAACCTTTTTTGTATTGTTCCTGCCCAGGATCCACTCAACCAGATTCCCTACAGTCCGGGACTTGCCATGTCTGGGAGGCTCGTTGACGATCATAACCTTCTCGTCAGAATCCAAAAACTCCTGAAACTCATTACATAGGTTCACCAAGTATTTCCTATCTGGCTTATAAAAATCCGGGGCTTTCAGATTGCAATAAAAAAAGAACTCACGCCTGGCAAGTTCTATCTTTGCGCCTAGTTTCAGCAGCTCTCTATCCATCATTTATCAGCTTCTTTAAGTCTTCGGTAGTCAGGTCCTTATAAGGGTTATTTACCTCCCCGGATAACTCTACCTTGTCCTGCGGCTTCTCACCCATCAGATCCCGGATAGAATTAAAAGCCCCCACATCACCTTTACACCCCTGCTGTATCATGGCAAGGACCAGAGCCATCTGATTATCCATCTCCTCCTCATCCAGCCCGATATCCTCCATAGTCTTGCGGATCTTCTTGTTTGAGACGGGAAGTGACAGAGCAATCTCCATCTGCTCTTTGATGAGTTTGCGTCTCCTGCGGGCTTCACCTGATGCCTTCCCTCCTTTGGCTCCCCTTCTCTTTGCTTCGTCACTGCTTAAATATCTTATAGGTTTCAAGTTCTCTTCATTCATCAGGCTCACCTCTTTTCTCCACGAAAAAACGCCCAGCCAGCATATTTGCCAACCAGGTGTTTCTGTTTTTTGCCTTCCGGCTAATACCAGCGGCAGGACTCGAACCTACACTTAACGGGCACGTATCCGCGGCCGCCCCGCTGCATATTCCAATTTTGCTACACTGGTATGTTGCACCGTAAAACGCTATGCGATACGGTGCTGTTGTCCCGGACCCGGGACATGCGGTTTAGAGTCCATTCCCGCAAACTTGCCATCTGTTCCGCTTTGGTATCAGAACCCCCTCG